TAAAGTTCCGCATGTTTACACCCACGGCAGGGAATTGCGGCGCGGAGGTCATTCCTCATCCTCTGGCTCATCCTCAAATTCGACGTGCGCCTGTATCCATTTCACCAAGAAGTGAACCCACTTCCATCCCATTTCAGGGCGCGTCTCAGCAAGGTTATCAATATCATCCGATGTAGCATCGACAATATCAATATTTTGCCATTTTCCATCACGGAATACCCGAATATAAGCACCAGTTTTCATCTTCCCACCTCCCACAAAAT